ATGCGGGCGTTGCGCGATCTCGACGACTGGACGCAGGCCGAGCTGGTCCGCAAGAAGACGGAAGCCTGTGTCGTCGGCATCGTGCTTGGCGCCGACGAAGCCGATCAAGGGATTGCTCCGTCGGTGGTCGACGCCGATGGCAATCGCGTCGAGCAGTTCGAGCCCGGGCTGATCGCCTACGCGCGAGGCGGCAAGGACATCCGCTTCAATCAGCCTGCCACGACGGCAGGCGTCGGCGAGTGGCTCCGCGCGCAGCTTCACATCGTGGCAGCGGGGTTCCGCATGCCCTATGAGCTGCTGACCGGAGACCTCAGTCAGGTCAACTACTCATCGATCCGGGCAGGACTCGTGGAGTTTCGCCGCCTGATCGATGCCGTTCAATGGCAGATCGTCATCCCCGTGCTGTGCCAGCCCATGTGGGTCTGGTTCTGTCAGGCTGCATGGGCAGCCGGGAAGTTGCCTCGGCCGGACATCGCGGTCGAATGGTCTCCGCCACGTTTCGAAGCCGTGGACCCGCTGAAGGACGCGATGGCCGATCTCCTGGCGTTGCGCTCGGGCACCATGTCGCTGGCGCAGGCCATTGCCCGCCAGGGCCACAACCCCGACGCCGTGCTCGCCGAGATCGCCACCATGAACGCCAAGATCACGCCCTCGGGCTCATTCTAGACAGCGATCCGCGGCGCGTGACGAAGAGCGGCGTGATGCAGGCGGACGCCACCGGCCAACCTTACAATCCCGACAACTGAGCTTTTGCACCATGACCCGAAACATCGACCTGCCACCGCTGACGCGGGCGGCGGACCTGTTGCGTGCGTCGATCGACGCGGCCGAGCGCACCATCGACGTGGTCTGGTCGACGGGCGCGCGCGTGCGCCGAAATCCGTTCTTCGGCGATCCCTTCGACGAGGAACTGGCGATGGATCCACGCGCCGTTCGTCTTGATCGCCTGAACGCGGGCGCACCGCTCTTGAGGGTTTACGATGCCTCCGTGCTCGACAGCATCATCGGTTCGGTCGTGCCGGGCAGCGCCCGCGTCGAGAACGGACGCGGCATCGCCCGTGTCCGCTTCTCCGACCGGACGGAAGTCGAACCGCTCTGGAAGGACGTCGAGGCCGGGGCATATCCGTGCGGTCTCGATCGGCTACCAGGTCCATCGCTTCGAGGTGACCAAGCAGGCGGGCGCGCCCGAGTTGTGGCGCGCGGTCGATTGGACGCCCTTCGAGATTTCCGCAGTGCCCATCGGCGCTGATCCGGCAGCGGGTTTCCGCTCCGACGAACCCCTTAACCCCAGCTTCGTCCATCGTGCCGACGCTCCAACTTAGGAGAAAGCAGCCATGGACGACGCTGTGACCGACAATGCCGAAACGCATACCCGCCAGGCCGCGCCTGAAGCACAGGATCGCGTATCGAACACGCCGCTGATCGATGCAGAGGCGATTGCGGCCCGCGCGCGCGATTCCGAACGCGAACGTGTCGGAACCATCCACGATCTTGCAGGTCGCCTGCACCTTGAGCGCAGTTTCGCCGACGATCTCGTCAAGCGCGGCGTCACGCTCGATGCAGCGCGCAGCGAGATCCTCGACAAGGTCGCCACCGATGCCGAGAAGACGCGGGTTTCGCCCCAGGTCAGCGTTCCGCTCGGCGGCCGCGATGAACGCGTCACCCGTCGCGACGCCGTGTCGAACGCCCTGCTGCACCGATATTCGCCGACGCTCTTCCCGCTGAGCGAACCGGCGCGGGAATATCGCGGCATGACGCTGCTCGAACACGCCCGTGAGTTTCTGGGCAGTGCCGGCGTCAATGTCCGGGGCATGTCACGCGACGAGATCGCCACCCGCGCCCTGCATTCGACATCGGATTTCCCCGAAGTCCTCTCGGCCGTCACGAACAAGACGCTGCGACAGGCCTACGAGGCCTATCCGCGAACGTTCATTCCCTTCTGCCGTCAGGTGCTCGCCACCGACTTCAAGGCGATGCAGCGGGTACAGATCGGCGAAGCTCCCCAGCTTCTCAAAGTCGGCGAAGGTGGCGAATTCAAGCGCGGCACGATCGCCGAATCGAAGGAAAGCTACCGCATCGAGACCTATGGGCGTGTGGTGGGCATCACCCGCCAGGTGCTGATCAATGACGATCTCGATGCTTTCACCCGCATCCCGGCCATGTACGGCACGGCCATCGCCACGCTCGAAAGCGACCTCGTCTGGGGCATCGTCACCGCCAACGCTAACATGGCGGACGGGGTGCCGCTATTCCATGCCACCCACAAGAACCTCGCATCCCCCGCCGGCGTGCCCAGCGTGATGGCCATCGGCGACGGGCGCACCGCCATGGCCAAGCAGACCGGGCTCGACAAGAAGACGGTTCTCAACGTGCGCTCCGCCTATCTGCTGGTGCCCGCTGCACTCGAGCTCGCGGCCGAGCAAATCATCGCGCAGAACCTCGTTCCCGCGAAGACCGGGGATGTGGTGCCGCAATCGATCCGCACGCTGACGCCCATCGCCGAACCTCGCCTTGATTTGGCGAGCGCGACGGCCTGGTATCTCGCCGCCAACCCGGCGCAGATCGACACGATCGAGTTCGCCTATCTTGAAGGCCAGCAGGGAGCCTACATCGAGACCCGCAACGGCTTCGACGTCGATGGCATCGAGATCAAGTGCCGTCTCGATTTCGGAGCGAAGGCGATCGATTGGCGCGGTCTCTTCCGCAACCCCGGCGCTTGATCTTCGAACCCGCCAGTATTTTCACCACCATCTCGGAGCCAGTTCCATGAAGAGTTACGTCCAGCCCGGGCGAACGATCACGCTCGCCGCTCCCTATGCCGTTGCTTCCGGCGACGGCCTTCTCGTCGGCGCGATCTTCGGGGTCGCGACGGCTTCCGCAATCCTTGCCGAGCAGGTGGAAGCCTGCCTCGTCGGCGTGTTCGATCTGAAAAAGACCGCGTCGCAGGCCTGGAGCGTCGGCGACAAGATCTATTGGGACAACACCAACAAGGAAGCGACCAAGACGGTCGGGACCAACACGCTGATCGGTGCTGCGGTTGAAGCCGTCGGCAATGGCGCTGGCGAGACGATCGGTCGTGCACGCCTCAACGGCACCGCATGACGATGTTCGCCTTCACATCAGCCATCGATGCGCTCTTCGCCGATCCCAATATCGGCGAAGATACGCTGTGGAAGGCGGGCGGCGTTGGCGCTGGCGTCGCTGTCCGCATCATCCGCAAGTCGCCCGACAGCATGGCGTAATTCGGGGACAGCCGCGCCGTGTTGCCGACCGTCGGTATCGATATCCCGGCGCTCTCAGTCCGCGACAATCACCGAGGGTGATCTGATCATGATCGGGACCGAGACGTTCAAGATCATCGGCGAACCGATGGGCGATGCGCTCGGGCTTGTGCTGGCTTGCGAGGCCGTAAAGATTTAGGTCGGCTTCGCTCGGCTTGCTGATCGTGGCTACTTCGATGCCGAAACGGCGTTCAGGGTCACTTGGTCAAACCCAAGTACAATTGGCACCGTTTCGCCTCGGATGACCTCTCGCCCGGTCAAGTCCAACAAAGAGAATTTGGCCCTACCATAGCGAGTGGGGTCCGGACCGCCAGGCGTGGGAAAAGCAGGAAAAGTCAACTTCTGCCCTGCAATCGCGGCATCTTGCTTGGGAGATGGAAGAAACACCTGAAACACCTCATTCCCATAGGCAATTACCAGAAAAGCATAGGGAACACCGCTTACCGTCGGCCGCCGCCGCATAAGCATAACGACGATAAGATCATTGGGCATCGGTCCAGGCTGGAAGGTCCGGAAAATCGGGAATTCCTTCACGAGACCCTTAGTGTGGTCCTGCTCGCGAATCCATGCCAACGCTTCGACGAAATTCGGAAGTTCCACAGCCGGAATCAGCGTGAGGCCAATTTTAACGAATGCCTTCAGGACAGCGACGGGTGTGTAAGAATCCCGTTTGAGTTCAAATCTGAGTTGCTTGCTTTCCTCATCCACGTAAAAAATTGGATCGTCTTCGTAGTGCTTCATCTCGAAGCCCGTTTCGCCATACTCAATTCGCCATCCGGGATCGGGGCCACCCTTTTTTAAAGTTGGGACACCACTCTTGCCGCGTATTCTGGCAAACGTTCGACTAGGCTTCGACCAATTTCCGAGATCGTTTTCGATGCCGCGCCCGAATAGCTGATTGCAGTTATCGCATTCAAAATTGGTGACCACACTCTTGTTTCCCAGTGATTCTGGGATGGCGTGCGCTTCAAGCTTAAATGAAACCTCGTTCTCGCCCTTTCCGCAGAAGCGGCATACACGGTTATTCTTATCACCGAGGACTATCTTTGTGCCCGGTCGGATAAAAAGAGGCTCGATGCCAGCATAATGCTGGTCATAAAAATCGGCCGCCTTTACGATTTTCGGGTCAAGCTCGTGCATGTTCATAATTGTATAGGTTTGAGCCCCGATTGTCGACGGACAGGTCTCTCTAGCATCGGAGAGATTCAATGCGCTTCAATATCTAGCGTCCCGATCTCGGCAAAGCCCTTGCTGAAACCGAGAAGGATATCGAACGCGCGGTCACCTCGGGGATGCGCGACGCTGCTGATGGACTGAAGCAGGATCTCCGCGAAGATGTCGTCGCGGCCGGGCTCGGTGAACGGCTGTCTCGGACATGGCGGGGAAAGACCTTCCCCGAGGTGGGCGAGAGCGCCGAAGCCGCAACCTATGTCTGGTCGCGCGCGCCGAAGATCGTCGATGCCTTTGACCGTGGCGTGGTGATCCGTTCGACGCGTGGCCTGTTCCTGGCGATCCCGACCGCTGCCGCCGGTAAGAGCGGACGGAGTGCCGTTGGCTCGCGCGAAAAGATCACGCCGGAAGGCTGGCAGCGGCGAACCGGCCTGAAGCTTCGGTTCGTCTATCGCCGTGGCCGTCCCTCGCTGCTGGTCGCGGACGATGCCCGGATCAACACGCGTGGGCTTGCAGCCCGCAATCGCCGCAAGACCGGACAGGCCAGCGTGATCGTGTTCATTCTGGTTCCACAGGTCGCCCTGAAAAAACGGCTCGATGTCGAGAGCGCTGCCAAGCGGCAAGCCGCGCGCGTGCCCTCGTTGATCGCGCGGCACTGGCCGCAATCCTGAAGGCTCGTCATCCATGGCTTCGAAACGCGAAACCGTCCTTGCCGCAGTGAAGTCGCTTGTCGCAGCTGCGCTGCCGGGCGCGGAAGTGAAGCGCAATCTGGCCAAGGCCGAACGTATTCCGCCCGGTGGGCTGGTCGTGATCCGCGACGGCGATCCGGGCGAATCGGAGGTCAGCCTCTCGCCGCTGACCTATCTCTATTCGCACCGCATCCCGCTTGAGATCGCCGCCTAGGAGAGCGCGACGCTCACCCGCGAGCAGGTGATGGACGCCATGACCGGCGCGATCGGCGCGGCCGTCATGGCGAACCGGACGCTCGGCGGACTGTGCGACTGGATCGAAGCAGAAGCGCCGGTGACGGACGATATCGAAGCGCTCGGCGCCTTGCCCGGACGCTTCGCCGATCTCGCGATCCTCGCCGTCTACGCGACGACCGATCCTTTGAACTGAACCAACAACGACAGGAGTATTCCCATGGCACGCGCACGCGGCGCCAACGCCGTCATGGCTGCGGTGTTTGAAGCCACCTATGGCGTCACGCCCGGTACGGGCTTTCGCAAGCTGCCCTTCGTCTCGGCCAACCTCGGCGAAGAGCAATCCTTGATCGAGAGCGATCTCCTCGGCTATGGCCGCGATCCGCTGACGCCTGCCTATGACGTGGCGTCGAACGAGAGCGACATCGTCGTTCCCATGGATCACCGCAACATCGGGTTCTGGCTGAAGGGCCTCTTCGGCAATCCGACCACGGTTGCGACGGTCGCCGCAAAGGGTTCGATCTTGTTCTCGGCGCAGCCCACCGTGAACGCGACGATCACGATCGCCGGAACCGCATTTACATTTGTATCCGCCGCGCCAACCGGCAACCAGATCCAGATCGGAGCGAATCTCGGCGCGACTTTGACCAATGCCGTGACCGCCCTCAACGCCAGTGTCGTGCCGGCAGTCGCGGCTGCGACCTATGCCCAGACCGGCGGCAACACGCTGACGATCACGCATGACACGCTCGGTCTTGGCGGTAACAGCTTCACGATTGCGGCTTCTACCACGCCCGCTTCAAACGGCACGGTCTCAGGCGCAACGCTCACCGGCGGCGCGAACGGCCACACCTTTGTTTCGGGCACGCAGACCCTGCCGTCGATGTCGATCGAGGTCGGCCTTCCCGACGTGCCGTTCTTCGGCATGAACTACGGCGCGCGGGCGAACAGCCTTTCGATCCAGGCGCAGCGCTCCGGGCTTCTCTCAGCTACGGTCAACGTGATCGCCCAAGGTGAGACGACAGCTATCGCGACGGCGGCAGGCACGCCGACCGTTCTCGATGTCGAGCGCTTCAGCCAGTTTCAGGGATCGATCACCCGTAACGGGCGGTGCTCGGCAATATCGTCTCGGCGGAACTGATGTATTCGAACAACCTCGAAAAGATCGAGGTCATCCGCTCCGACGGGCGCATCGCCGATATCGATCCGGGCATCGTCAAATGCTCCGGCAATCTCATTGCACGGTTTCAAGACACGAGCCTGCTCGATCAGGCGACCGCCCGCACGCCGTGCGAGATCGCCTTCGGCTGGACCATCGACGCCAGCCGCTCGTTGCTCTTCACCGCGCATCGCGTGTTCCTGCCGCGCGGCAACCGGCAAATTCAGGGGCCGGGCGGCATTCAGATGCCCTTCGCCTGGCAGGCCGCGCTCGATCCGGTCCTGACCAAGACCTGCACCGTCGTTCTGACCAACGACGTGGCCTCCTACTGATCTTTCCTTTCCCCGAAATCGCCATCAAACCAAGGAGCCACCATGCTCAAGCTCGAACCCGTGTCCGCCGAACCCTTCTGGCTCGACGTGCTATCCGGCGTGCGCATCCAATTCCGGCCTGTTTCAGTTGCCGCAATGCTGATCGCGCGCGGCGCTGCGGACGAAGCCCTGAAGGCTGGCGGCGAACAAGCCACGATCGAGGCGGGCGCGGCCTTCATCATCGCCGCCGTGCTCGTGCTGGTCGTTGTCGTTGAAAAAGGCCTCGGCATCGATGTGCCGGGCGTCGATGTCGGTTCCGATTGGCTCACCCAGATCCTCGCCGCGCTCGGCCTCGGCACCTTGCGGGCTGGGATCACCGGGGCGAGCAAGTGACCGGCTGGTTCGCTCTTGTCCTCATCGTCGCGGTGGTCATCGCCACCGCGGCGATCTTCGCCGCTGGCCGCAAGGCGGGCGCCGCCACTGAGGCGCGAAAGCCCGCGAGGCCGAACTCATTTTCAGAACGAGGCTTCCGATGCCAAGGACCGGATGCTCGAAGCGGGCGCTGCCGCTCCTCGTGATCGCGACGCTCTCGCTGAACGCCTGCACGCACCGATGAGAGAAAGTCATGTGGCCCAATCTCCTGCCCGATCGCCTCGGATTGTGTCTTCAACTAATAGTTACAATTACTTAGTGCGATGCGTAGGCGAAATGATGGGCCATCCGCCACGAAGCCGTCAGGGATAAGGACGACCAATTGTTCTCGTGATCTCTCGCGCGAATGGCAATCAAATGCTATGTTCGTAGGTACGATGCCAGCTAAAGCAGCAATTGTGTGCCTCACTCAGAATACGCCGACGCGTGTGAGTTTTTTGCGTGGGTCGCTGACGCGGTTGTTTGAAGCATTCAATGCACGTGCGGGCTATCCAGTGCTTATCTTGCATGAAGGCGATTTCGCCGCTCACGAGCAAGACGACTTGCGGCGAACGCTCGGAGGTGACCGAGGCGACGCTCTGCAGTTCATTGAGCTGGAGCCGGACGATTTCCTTGCGCCGGATTGGGTATCTGAGGGAGTCGTTCGCGCGCATCAACGCGTCGTTCCTGACGCGCCAGGTGTGCAATACAGAACCATGACCCGCTGGTGGCTTCGCGATCTACCTAAGTATCTTTCGGAATACGATGTCTACATGCGACTCGACGACGATGCGTACCTGGATGAGGCAATCGGCGATCCAATCGCGTCCGTCCTAGAGTCAGGTGTAGATTACGCGTCAAATTGCGTACACATCGAACATCCGATGAATGCATTGGGGCTCGCCGATCTTTGCCGACGATTGATCGGCGAGAGCGCTCGTTTGAGCGGGCTCTTTGTGACGGGTGAGCACGGACCCGAAAACTGTGCGCTTAGGTCGTTCGTCGCCGGTCTGCCCTCTCATTTGAAGAGCTTGGTCTCTACTGATAGGCTGGAAGCGCCGATTATGTATTACAACAACTTTCACGTCGCTCGGCGCTGCGTATGGGAGAGTAAGCCGCTGCGTGACTTCTATAGCGGGATTGACGAGAGCGGCGGCCAATATTTGCTCCGCTGGGGCGATGCGCCCATTCAAACGATCGGCGTCGTCGCGCTGGGGTTCGCCATCGGAAGGTTGGAGTTTCGGTATTCGAAGCGACATGAGCGCGCGGACGGAGCTTTCGTAAACTGTAACCACGAGCTTGCGTCGCCGTTCATGGACGCAAGTGTAGACGTCAACGCGCCGAAAGCTGGGAGCTTGACCGAATTCGACGCTTTCAATCGGATGCTGCAACGCAGAGGCATCGCTGATATAGGTCGCAGGATAGGAAAACACGACGCCAAAGGCCGGACCGATGGATGA